CGGCTTTTTGGGGTACGGGTCGCTAGTAGGAGTTCCCGAACGCAGGCCCGTCTTTCGAGTTGGTACTTGTCTCACAGTCAACAACGATCCATACGTTTATAACAACCAATTCATTTGTGTCAGCGGTGAGGAGTACTGGGTAGGAGGACAATTGAACTTCCCTTTGGGTCCTGAGCGACCCGATCGGTATTATAGAACTGCCTTCGGACCATGTGCTTCCCACGATGGTTGTATATACTCTGTGTGTAACTACAACGTGAACCGTGCTATTCGTCGCCTCACTGGAAAACGGCTTCCTGAGGAGCCCGGTGTGCATGAGCTGCTGTTCCTCAACCAGCAGGACTTCATACAAGCACATCCTGAGTTGCGTGATTTGTGGAGATTGTACGAGGGCTATTTTGACTCGTACGTCACCAATGTGCAGGCTGGTAGCGAACACTATGCTGATGCACACATCAAGCGTGAGTTGCGTATCAAAGCGTGGAATGACCTCATCGATTCTGGGAATCTCCATGTTGATGGAAACACATGGAGCCGGAATGAGCGTCACACCTATAAGATGAAACCTGCGGAGATACTTTTGTGGAACAAGGTCCCTCGCATGATCGTTGATCTTGGTGTTGAAGCTTCTTTGCGTGGTTTTCGATTGTTCGAACATCTTAAGCAGGCTCAGAACGAGAAACCCATCTATATTTTAGGTGGAGAATTCTTTTTCTGTAAAAGCCCGTCTCCTGCTGTTATGAAGGAGATTTTTGAGAAACTCGAGCACCCACCACTTCGCTTCTTCTACGTTTATTTCTCTGATGACTGTTGTATTTCATACCGTCAGAACGATGGTTCAATAGTCAAGGGAAATGGGGATATTGAGAAATGCGATGGCTCACAAGGACCTTCTGTCTTTGAGCTCCTCGTTCATCTGTTCCCTGAACGCATTCGACCTGATGTCGAGATATTGGTTGACCAGTGTCTGGAACCAATGCTCATCCGCGACAACACGGAGAATTCCCGACTCTTCGTCCTTCTCCAACCAATTTTCGCCATCCTTAAAAGTGGATGGGGGGGCACTACCGCAATCAATAACCTTGCCAATCTCCTGATCGGAATGGCTCTTATTGAGAATTGGGGTAGATTAGTCCCGCGCGAAAGCGCCAAATTGGCTGGTTATTTGTTCAAATTCCAGGTTTGTGACAAAATTCAGGATCTCCAATTCCTGAAGCACTCTCCTGTCATAGATGTTGATGGAAACCTACAACCTTGTCTCAACTATGGAGTTATGTTGCGAGCACAAGGTAATTGCCATCGTGACCTGCCCGGCCGCGGTCCCATCCGACAGAGAGCCCTCGACTTTCAAGCATCAATTGTTCGAGGAATGTATCCGTATGTATCCACCCCCATACTGTCTAATATGATGCGTGCGTCTGGTGATCCTATTTACATGAGTTTATTGAATTTGGACTTCAAGATTGTTGACAGCGAGAAGTATACTCCTTACAGAGTTACAACAGAAGAGTTTTTGCGTCGTTATGATCTCACACCTTTCGAATTGTATGAAATAGAAACGGTGTTCTCAAATCTCACTTTTGGTGATCACTTTGCGTCTCTTGCGTTGGCTAAAATCCTTAACAAGGATTATGGCCTTAACTGCCGTGCTGTAGAGAGCTACAACACTGAGCATGTCCTTCCTCCATTTATGTAAATGTCTTTACACTTTGTTGCGCGACTCCCGCGCATTGTCCTCTTACTCGCGGCTTTTGCCGCGCTTCCGTTCCC